TCACCCGCGATACAACCCGACCACTTTTTTGGGCGGCTCGATCATCCGGCGCGGAATCGAAAACTCAACGTCCGGGTTGAACTGCCGCACGCGAACGCCCTGGCTGCTCTGGCTGACCAGCCGCTTGACCATGGCCTCGGTCTCGCCGGTGCCGTTCTTGAAAACAATCAGTACGTCGTCACCAAACCCCGGCGGTTTATGGGGGTGAATCAACAGCATGTCACCCTGGCGGATCGCCGGTTCCATAGAATCACCCACGACATAGATCCCGAACCCGCCCGACACCCGCTCCAAGGGCGCCGGGCGCTTGACCCAATCTATGGGTTCGAAATTGACAAGCATCCCCGCGCTTCCGCCCTGGGCGCTGGCAAAAATGGGAAGGTCCTTCGCCCCCACCAGGTTTTCCGTTTCAACGCGGGACGCATCAACGTTTGGGCGCAACATCGGCGCGGAGCCTGTCGCCGTCCTGTCGGTGCGCCCCGTTCCAGCGCGGTCCCTTGCGACAGGACCGAGGGCGGCGTCGGCCGAGTCCTGATCCGCCACAAGCCATTCGGGGGTGGTTTGAAGGGTCGTCGCCAGCTTTTTCAGGCTGTCGAACCGCGGCGTGCGGACGCGCCCCTCCAGCAGATCCCGGACATACGTAGCCCCCAGGCCGCTGTCGAGAGACAGCCGCTTCATGTCGGTGAGGCCGAGGTCGTCCATACGTTGCCGCACGTTTCGGGCCAGGGGGGGCAATGTGGGGTTCATATGAAAAATATCCCATTGAACCGAGAGACGCGCAAGATGGGTTTTATCCCTTGACGTGATGGGCCAAAACCCATTACGATGACACCCATGACCATGCCCCCTAGCGCGCGATGTCAATCGTCTCTGTGACCGTCACGGCACGGCGGAAGCACCCTTCGGTCGCCCCGCCGTCAACGACGGCCGGCTCGGACACACCGTGGCCCACAGCGCTCCGCCCAAGCTAACCCCGGACATCCCCTCGGCCGGTTGGGAGGCACGGCACGCCCTCCCGACCTGCCCTGACGCGACGGTGCGGGCCGCCCGTTCCGCAAGGACGGGCAGGCAGCCCCTGGCGCCCGGCAAGGCCCGCGCCGCCGCTTCGGCCTCGACCACGTCCGCAGCCTCTTCCGATCCGGGAGCAGGGCGGACATGCCTGCCCCCGTCGTCACCGCCGACTTAACCCATACCGCCGAGCGGGTCGGTGCCGACTGAAGACGCCCGCGCCTTACTTTGTTTCGCGCCCCCCCCTACGACTGGAATGGCTCATAATCCTTTTTCCTCCATGGAGGTTGGGGTCAGACTGGTGAAAGGGGCGACATCTCGTTTGTTCCCTTTTTGTTCTTGATCGCCGCACCATGTTCCGGCACGCTCGGTCCTGCCAAAGCCAGGGGCCCGCACCACAGCAGCGAGCCCAAACATGACCGATACCCTCCTTGCTCTCGGCCTCGCCCTCATCCTCGACCCAGGCGCCAAGACCGGCCGGATCGTTTCCAACGCAGAAGCCGGCTGTGCCGGTAGCGTCCAGGCCCCTGGAGCCCGCCCGCGCGGCGAGACCCAGGCCCCCGCTTGCGCGCACTCCCGCGCACCCGCCCGCGCCCCCGCCCCTGGCCTCGCCCCGTGGGCCGTCGAAACTGATGGGGGCGCACGATGACCGCGGCCCGGAGCCTCCCCCTTCAGACGGCCACCGCCCTTATCGCGGCAGGAACGAACCGGGCCCGCGACAACGGCGCGTCGAACCCCGACCCGGACGCAGTCACCTGGGAACTGTTGATGGAAGCAGCTGACACCCTCAAACGCTTGCCGGACCGCGAGAAAGGTTGGTTGACCATGTGCGACCGCGCGGCATGGCCGACAGTGCTTCAGGAACAGGGTGACCGCTGGGCCGCCGCCGTGGCCAACGGCCGGTGGAACGCGATGCGCGTGCGCCCGGGTCCGCCGGCGGCGGCCGCCATCGAACGCATGGACACGCTGTTCCGGCTGGCTGCGCGGTTCCCCAGGCCGCTGGACCTGCGCCGCGCCTTTCTGCTGGCATCCGGGGTACCGGCCGCCACCATCGCCCGGCAGACGCAGTGCAGCCGGCAGACCGTCTATAACGCGCGCGACCGGGCTGTTACCCTGCTTGCGCAGCGTCTGTATGGCCTGCCGGAGAAAAATTTTTCAGATTAACACAAAAACAGCTTGACGTCTTTGACGGATTTTGCTAGTTTCACTGACACGATAGGAGTTTTGCGCAACCCCGCCGGCTTACCAGCCGCGCGGGGTTTTTTCGTGTGTGCCTCAGACCAGCCACCGCTTGACCGCCGAAGACCGAAACCGACGCACTCACCCCGTTCCACACCACCAACCCACATCGGGGAGCCCGCCGATCATGAGCCTCTCCCGTCTGGCGCTACGCATCGTCACCATCGCCGCCCTGCGCGGGCGAACCCTGGCCGGCGATGCGGTGCGCGACAGCGCCTTTCCGGCCCTGGACTGCGGGGCGCAGGAGGAAAGCCATCTGATTCTGGCCGTCTACACCGACGACGGCAATGCCAGCCCGCGCAATGGCGACCTGCTGTCCGGTCAGGCGGTGCTCTCGCTGGTGATCGAAAGCGCGGTGGCCATCTGCGTCCCCTCACAAGGGACCTGGGTCATCCCCGCCACCGACGCCGAAAAGGAAACCACCCTGGACCTGCTGGACCGGCAGATCCGCCGCGCCCTGATGGACCCGGACACCCCGTGGTCCAGGCTCTGGCGAGGGCTGGTGGCGGAGGTCACGGCCGTGGCCATCCGGCCCAGCGCTCGCGAGGAAAACGGCCAGCGCCCAGCCAGTCGGCAACTGGAAATCCAGGTCACGACGCTGGCCGATCCGCGTCCGGGTCACACGGCGACGGGCGTCTGGGCCGACCTGCTTGCGGAATTGGAGGCCGACGCCTCCCTCGCCCCAGTGGCGCCACTCCTGCGCGCCGAGATCGAGGGCGAGGCCCCCAGCCCGCAGCCCGACGCCTGGCCAAGGCACTGGGAGCACGATGCTGGTACCGCCCTGGGGCACGAGATGGACGATCCGCGCGCCATCGCGGGATCCCTTGAAACGGTCGTCACCACCCCGAACGGATACGCCACGCCATGAGCGACGCCTACTTCCGCGCCGTCGCACGCCGCTTCGCCGAGTTGGAGGCCGCCGTCGAGGACCTGAACCGCCGCGTCGCGAACCTGATGCGCGAGGGCCGCATCACCGGCGTGGACTACGACCGGGGCGTTGCCACCGTGGACATGGACGGCCTGCCTTCGCGCGAGATGCCATGGGTGCAGCGGGCCGGCACGGTCAAGGACTGGAACCCGCCCTCGGTCGGCGAACGGGTCACGGTGATGAGCCCCACCGGCGATCCCGGCCAGGGCCTGATCCTGCCCGGCGGCTGGTCCGACCAGAACCCCGCGCCCCACAACAAGGGCGGCGAACGTGTCATCCAGGCGGACGGCAAGATCGTGCTGAACGTCGGCACGTCCGAACTGGTCCTGGAGCCCGACCGCATGACCCTGCGCGCCGGGCGCATCGACCTGAACCCTTAGCAAGGCCCATCAGTATGCCCGCCGCCGTTCGCCTGACCGACCTGTGCACCGGTCACGGCTGCTGGCCGCCGCGCGCCAATGCCGGCGCCAGCCCCGATGTGTTCGCCAACAGCCTGGGCGCGCACCGGGTGGACGACCCGTGGCAGCCGCACACCTGCCCGGCCATCCCGGAAACCCACGCCAGCATTCAGGCCACCGGCAGCCCCGACGTGTTCGTCAACGGCCGCGCCTGGGCGCGGCTCGGCGATGCCATCGCCTGCGGCTCGTCCAACGCGACGGGCTCGCCCAACGTGTTCCTGAACGGAGACTGAGACCATGCCGCAGTACCGCGTGATGAAGGCCGGATGGCTGACCGACGGCCAGAACGCCGCTGCCCTGCGCCGGATCGGCGAGACCCTGGCGTTGAGCGAGCGACAGGCCGCCTACCTGCTGCGTTCGGGTCAAATCGCGCCGGTGGAGACCCAATCCGCCGCCGCTGCCACCGGATCCTGACCCATGGCCGGGATGAACCGCCACACCGGGCGCCGGCTGGAGGGATGGGACCACGTCCGGCAGTCGCTGAATGACATCCTGACCACCGCCGTTGGGGAGCGGGTGGAACGGCGCCGCTACGGCGCGGACGCGGGGGGTCTGCTCGACCGCCCGATGACGCCCGCCACCCTGTTGGATGTTTTCGTGACCATCGCCCAGGCCATCGCCCCGCGCCAGATCAACGGCCGCGAATACGGCGAGCCCCGTTTCGACCTGGCCACCATCCGCCCACACGAGGCCGGTCCCGACGGTCGTCTGACGCTGGAGTTGGTCGGCCTCTATTACCCACGGGGTCACCTGGGGGACTTCACCGTGTTCGAAACCACACGCCATGAGGTGGAACCATGAGCGCAGGCGGATTCAGCGCCATCGACCTGTCGCGGCTGGACGCGCCAGACGTGCTTCAGGTGCTGGACTACGAGGCCGAGGTAACCGCCCTGCTGGCGGACGTCCAGGCGCGCTATCCCGAGTTCTCGGCGGTTCTGGAGAGCGATCCGGTCATGAAGCTGCTGGAGGCCGTGGCCTATCGGCTGATGATCCGGGCCGCCGAATGGAACGACGGCGCGCGCGGGCTGATGCTGGCCTATGCCGAGGGCACCACGCTCGATCACCTGGCGGCGCTGGTGAACGTCCGACGTCTGACGGTGACCGAGGCCACCGACACTACCGACGCGGTGATGGAAACGGATGCCGCGTTGCGCGCCCGCGCGCAATTGGCGTGGGAGGGACTGAGCACCGCCGGCCCTGCCGGTGCCTATCAGTACCACAGCCGCGAGGCCGACGGCCGCGTCCGCGACGTGGCCGTGGCCTCCCCCACCCCGGGCGCGGTGGTCGTCACCATCCTCGGTCACGCGGGTGATGGGTCGGTGACCGCGCGAGAAGCCGTCACGGACCTGGAGGTCACCCTGAACGGTGACAGCACCGTTCTGGACGGGATCGACATCACCGGCCTGATCGTCGAAGGCGCCACCCTGAACGTTGACTACGTCTGGGACCCGGACGGCGCGACACTGACCCGCAGGGCGGGGGGCGCAATCGCGGCCGGTGCGACCCTCACCGTGTCCTACGAGCGCGCCAGCGTTCTGGACATCGTCGCGGCGCGTCTGGCCGACGAGGACGTCCGGCCGCTGACCGACCAGGTGACGGTCCAGAGCGCCACCATCCTGACCTATACGGTGGAAGCCACCCTGTATGTGCGGCCCGGCCCGGCCGCCGCGCCGGTTCTGGCCGCCGCCGAGGCGGCGCTGACGGCAACGGTCGCGGACCTGCACGCCCTGGGTCACGACGTGCCGCGCTCCGCCCTGACCGCGGCCCTTCACCGGCCGGGAATCCAGCGGGTGGACCTGACCACCCCGGCGGCGGACATCGTCGTCGCCGAGGCCGAGGCCGCGTTCTGCACCGACATCACCCTTGTCGACGGAGGCCGCGATGTCTGACGGCGTGGCCGCCCTCCTGCCGCCCAACTCCACGCCACTGGAACGCGCGGTGGACCAGAGCACCGGCACCCGTGTCGAGGCCCTGGACTTCTCGCCCATGCGCGGCCTGTGGAACCCCTGGACCTGTCCAACTGGCCTGCTGCCCTGGCTGGCGTGGGCGTGCAGCGTTGACGACTGGGACGACGACTGGCCCGAGGCGACCCGCCGCCGGGTGATCGCCGACAGCTATGCGGTGCACAGCGTCAAGGGCACGGTCGGCGCCGTCAAACGTGCCCTGGCCAGCCTGGGCTACGACACGCGCCTGATCGAGTGGACGGACGACGATCCCCAGGGCACCCCCTACACCTTCCGCCTGGAGGTGGACGTCGCCGGCAAACCCGTGACGGACGCAACCTACACCGAAATCGAACGCACGGCACTGACCGCCAAGAACGTCCGCAGCCATCTCACCGGCATCCGTGCCGTGGGTCAGGTTGGGGGCGTGGGATACATCGGCGGCGCCTGCATCGGCGGCGAGGACACCACGGTCTATCCGTGGACCGCACCGGACACCCTGGCCACCGGCCAGGTCTTCGTGGGCGGCGCCGTCGCCACCCTGGACCAAACCATCATCTACCCGGGAGGTGCCTGACTCATGGCCGATTTCTATGTCCTGTTGACCGCGACCGGACAGGCCAAGATCGCGAATGCCTTGGCCCTCGGAACCACGGTCGAGGTCACCCACATGGCCGTGGGCGACGGCGCCGGATCGCCGATCGCCCCCGCCGAGACCATGACGGCCCTTGTTCGCGAGGTCCATCGCAGCGTCATCGAGGTTCTGGAGGTGGATCCGGACAACCCGGCCTGGGTCCGGGCGGAGATGGTCATTCCCCCGGATACCGGCGGCTGGTGGGTGCGCGAGGTTGGGGTGTTCGACGCCGACGGCGACCTGATCGCCGTGGCCAACTACCCCGAGGCGTACAAACCCGTCATCGCCAACGGCGCCACCCGCGACATGGTGATCCGCATCGTCATGGAGGTGTCGGACACCAGCGCCATCACTCTGGTGGCCGACACGTCGGTGGTGGTCGCCACCCGACCGTGGGTGCTGTCCCAACTGCCCGGCCCGGCCACCACCGAGGCCCAGGGGCTGGTGGAACTGGCGACCGAGGCCGAATGCCGCGCCGGCACGGATAATGAACGTGCCGTCACACCCGCCGGCCTGTGGGCCGGGTTGGCCGCCGCGACGGCGGTCCCGCTAGCCGCACTGCCCTTCCCGGAGATCGTGACGGCTGATCATCGCCTGACCGTCACCCCCGCCGCCGACGCCGCCGGCGGCACGGTGGCCATTGCCGCCGGAACGGCCATCGTCCTGGGCACCGTACGCGCGACCGCAGGCCGGGGCTACGTCGTGACGGTGGAAACACCCGCGTGGCAGTCGGCCGACTTGACGGCCGAGGCAACCTACTACCTGCGTGGCCGCGTCGAGGCCGGCGCGCTGGTGCTCTACACCCAGCAAGGCACCGACGCGGACCCGATCCCCGCGTCCCTGACCGGCACGCCTGATGCTGCCAGCGGCGGCGGTTTCGACAGCACGACCATAGACGTGCTGCTGGCGCGCGTTGTGACCGGCACCGCAGGCACCGCGCCGACGGTGACTCCGCTGGCTAATGCCGCGCGCCTCTTAGCCCAGGCGGAATACCTGCCGGCGGTTACGAATCCCGCCACCAACGACTCGACGATGCAGTACGACGTGGTGGTCGATTGGGCGCGCTTGCCGACGCTCCGCCTCCTGGAGTTCGCCGCCGGTCAGGTGGCGGGCAACACCCAACCGATCGACCACGTTCTGTATTTAGGCCGGGGCGCCGATGCGTGGTCGCGCTACCACGCCGCCGGGGTGGTGCTGTGGGACCGGGTCCTCGTGACGGTCGGAGCCACCGCGACACTCCGAATCACCGTAGGAGCCTGACAGCATGATCCGAGCACACATCACCGCACGCGATGACCTCGCCATTAGCCGCGCCGCCGGTCCCGTGCCCGGCACGCCGCTGCCCGAGATCCTGCACGCCGTGCCGCTGGCGCGGCTGCGCTACGACACGACCACGGGCGAGGTGTTCGACATCGCCGGCCTGACGCGCGAATGGCACATCGACCCCCAGGGCCGGCCGCGCCTGACGGCCGCCGAGGATCGCCAGCCGCTCACCTGCGCCGGCGACGATCCCCTGATCCGCGACCCCGGCACCGGCCTGTGGCGGGTCGAGACCGACGCCGACCGC